GCATTATTGATAGCTCTTATCGTGGTTCTCTTATGGGTGCCGTTCTACCCTTCCAGTTCCAGGCTGCTACTATTAAGGATGGAGCACGACTCTTTCAGGTTCTTGCTCCAGATATGGGACATATTTCAAAGGTTGTCTTTCGTCACCAGTCTGAGCTTGATGTCACGGCACGTGGCTCAGGTGGATTCGGGTCAACGGGACTAAATGTTCCGTTGACTCCCTCTGGCCTATCGGCCTTCGGGTCAACAGGTCTAGGTAAGCTTCCTGAACCCAATCTATCTTAAATATATTTAACATCCTTAAAGACAAGAAGATTATTTCCACCTCCATATGAAATGGCACTCTGTAAACATTCTTTGAGATAGGTCATTTCTTGAAGTACGTCATTATTTTTCAGTGGCAAGAGTTTTTTTGTCCCTTCAATACGATTTGATTTTCCATTCTGAAAGGCACTCGCACTTCCCCAGAATTCCTTATATAACTGTCCATCAGAACCACGTACAGTGGAACCTGGTGAATCTGTTAGCGCCGAGAACATTCCGCCAACCATTACCATATCTGCGCCGAGAACAAGGGACTTTGCTATATCTCCAGGATCCTTGATTCCACCATCTGCAATAATCTGAGCCGTTGTGACAACTGAGGCACACTCTTGTATAACAGAGGCCTGAATATGCCGGCTACCGAAGCCTGTCGCATTATAGGTTGTACAGGCAGAACCAGGACCGATACCAACCTTAATTGCATGAGCACCCCAGGCCTCAAGATCCTTGGTAGCTTCTGCAGTACTTACATTTCCTGCAATAATAAAGGCCGTTGGAAGATTCTCAGCTATCCACGTTATCATAGCCTGCATTTTTAGACTATGACCATGGGCAATATCAATTGTTATAAAATCTGGAATACAGCATTCATTTTTAAGAATAGTAAGTTTATGATAGTCATCTTCATTTACTCCAACTGAAATACTTAGTAATAGCCCAAGATTTCTCATTGTCAATGCAAAATTTAAGATATCTGTATTAAAACGATGATAGATATAAAAATATCCAGCCATTGAAAGTTTAATGGCAATTTCTGAATCAATTACACATTCCATATTTGCAGGAACCACAGGCATTTTAAAGACATGTGACCCCAATTTAACGCGGGTATCACATTCAGAACGTGAATTAACAATACACAGGCGTGGTACTAGATTTATATCTTGAAAATCAAAACGAGGCATTCTTCTATTACTAGATTTAGTTTTTTAGACCGTTATAAAAAAATTGACAAACATTTTATATAGTTTTTTATATAAAATGCATCTGGATAGTCTCCCCCCGCTGATCAAGGTTAAGGTTCTTCATCGCCCATCAAAACTTATTAGGAGCCCCTATGTTGCCGATGTGCTGCTTGAAGATGGGACAGAGGCACTCTGTCATACGCCAGGACTGAGTTGCTGCGGCCTTGTTTCACCAGGACGTTTTATCTATGTTTCAAATTCTGCTGAAAAGGCAAAGACTGACTACACGGCCCAAATCTCTGAAAATGTTGATTCAGAGGGAACCTATTATATTGGAATTCATCCAATGATTAGTCAAAAAATGGCATCCAAACTTCTTGATAAGATTTCACAAACCGCAGTATGGAAGACTGAGGTTAAGATTAATGACCATACACGTCTAGACTTTGTTGGAACTATGCCTGAAGGAAAAAAGATCTACGTTGAAGTGAAAAATGCCATGATTAGTATGTCAAAGGAATTACGCAATAATCGTCGTGTAGTCTTTCCAGAAGGTTTCAGGAAATCAAAGGCAGATACAATTAGCCCACGTGCAGTAAAACACGCTGAAACACTGGCTGAACTTAAGGCTCTTCCAGAAACACAGGATGCCTATTTGGTCTTTATTGTTCCACGCGATGATTGTGAATCTGGTCTAGAATTGAATAAGCTTGACCCAACCTATTGTAAGGCTGTTTCGGCCGCAGTGGCGGCTGGTGTTAAGGTCTGTGTCTTTGGCCTAAGTTTTAATGAATGCGGTACTATTACCTATAACAAGGAATTAAAGTTTTATTGCCCTGAAGTATAGAATGGATTACCTTAGATCATTTTTTAAACCTACCTACACCCTTAAAACCTACACCGGTGCAGGATGTATCTTTACAGATGGAATACAGATTCTAGGAGGTTATCAGCCTAAGGGACCCTATATTAGTGGCCTTGGAGGTCATCGTGAATACGGCGAGGACTATCACCAAACTGCCATTCGTGAGACAGTAGAAGAATTATTTGATGCCGAACCTTCCGAAGAATTAATCTATCAATTACAAAGTATTCCTTATTCTAAGCGCATTTTAAATGGTCCCTATGTAGCTCTTGTGTATAACTTTGATGATCTAAGAACCTTTATGGAAATTTGTAAGTTTCATCTTATTGAATCTAGCCTATATAAAAAATTCCCCGAAACTCTTATTGAACTAGTTTTTAATAGAATACACAGTGAAAAATCTGAGGTTCAACAGTTATATATACTTCCACTTAATCATGACTTACACATTGATAAGAACTTTCTTAATGACCTTTCACAGCTGTAGTATAATGTTTTCGGCAAAGAGGCATGTACATTTCAGCATCTCCTATACATACCTGTGTTGTCTTTTCCTTCTTACAAAAGGTGAACAAGGCCTCGGTTCCATCATTACAGAGTTTACAAAAGGACTTTAGTTTTGTCACACTATCTGCCAGTGGAATACACTCTAATAGTTGACCAAAGGGCTTCCGTTCCGTATCTCCATCAAGTCCGAAAAGGTAGACTTCCTTGCCTAAGACATCTGTTGATAGTTTTACAAAGTCTAGAAGGTCAGGAAAGAACTGAGCCTCGTCAACTAAGATAATAGGTGAATTTATAAAGGCGGAATCCTTGGTAAATTCCATTAAGCTTGCCCAACGTTCGCATGGAAGTTTTAGCATATCATGGCAGGTAATATAATTTTCCTTAAAATACCTGACATCAATAACATGAGATACAATACACACATTTTTGTTAATGCTTTTGTATCGGTTTACAATCCGCACAATCATACCACTCTTTCCTGCAAACATTGGACCAAGGTAGATATTTAGACTCATTGTATGTGTAAAAAATACGTTTAGATAAATCAATTTTTTAGAGGTGTAGATAAAGACTATCCGTAATAATAATATCACGGACAAGCTTTTCATTAATATTTCGGAGTTTTTCCATAAGTTCTAAATCTTGGTTGTAAGATGCCATTGCCATCCATTCATCTGCCATGTTTGTAACGCGAAGAACTGCGCGAACAAAGTTGCCTTCAAAGAGACCGTAATCAGCGCAAATCTGACTAGCGTTGTCTCCATCTAACCAGCGTGTTATTGGCTCAATCCAGGTTGTTGTCAGATTCCAATAGGATTCGCGGCTACAGATACCCTTTTTGGATTCTAGCTTTAGAATTTCCTTGGTAATCTTATCAAGATCATATAGTACATTCTTCACTTCCTTGGAAACCGACATTTCCTCCAATGATGGCGTATCATCAGTTTCTTTTTCATTAATAAGACAGGCCATAGCTGACAAGAGTTCAGTGGCTGATAGGTTCTTATGAAGTCCACGTGTGTAGAATTCTGCGGTAAGAATTGTATGTCCCTCATTACATTCTGTGGCTAAGATACCCTTTTTAGTAAGTTTGCCTTCGTAAATAAAGCCAGCCTCCTCCAAAACCTCTAGCCATAGTTCCGCATTTCCATGGAAACTTTTCATATTTGCCAAAGTATGTTCCAAGGCCTCATATGATTTTTGCGTCTTAGTATAGATTTCATAGTTCTTAATTGCATTTGTCCATTTTGGAGAAATATGGCAGTCCTTCCAACGATCTAATAGACGCTGTGCCTCTTTTTTCTTTGCATTTGTAGAATTATTAACACGTATTTCTAATTCGTTTTTTTCCTTGATTTCTGCAACCATATTTTCATCAAGAATCATTGAATCCAATGTGGTTTTAATGGCATCAAGGGCCCGTGTATCAGCTTCTATGGCCATGGTATGCTGCTTATTCCAGTATGAGGATTGTAGTATATCCATCCAACGTAGATTCTGTCCCTGGAGGGTTTTAAGAAGAAAGTCATAATGAAAGTCCATGCGGCTCTGAACTTGCGGCTTTCCACCCTTTAGCATAGAACGCATCTCAGCCACACTTGGTGGTTCGCGATCAGGAAGATAGATAACAGTTCCTAGGGGGTCCTTACCACGGCGACCAGCACGTCCAGCCATCTGGATGTATTCATCTGTTCGCAATAGACGCATTCCACCTGTTGCATCATCATATTTACTGAGTCCCGTGAAAATAACCGTCTTTGTTGGCATGTTAATGCCAACTGCGAATGTTTCGGTACAGTATAGGAGTTTAATATAGCCCTTTGTAAACAGAATCTCAATGACCTCCTTTAACATTGGAAGTACACCGCTGTGATGAAAGGATATGCCCTTTTGAAGAAGTCGCCGAAGATTATGATATTGTGGAAGGGTTTCTAGATGCGTCTTATGATGACGAAGATGAAAGTCAAAGATATGAAGAGCTGCTGATACATCACTACTGTCTAGTAGGGTTGCCTCAGTCTTGGAGGCAAGTTGCTCACAACCCTTGCGACTTAGTACAAAGGCTAGGGCTGGTAGTAGGGTACGGTCATTTAGCATGGATATACATGAATTTAGCTGATGCTGAAAACTAACTGGTTTAACCTTTCCTGTGATAGGGCCGATATGACCTGATTGTTTTGCGGCGCTAACCTTACGTTGAAAGGCATCGTGTTCCTTTTCAGTAGTTTGACGATTACGGAGCCAATCATTGTAGGCCGAATCACTGAAAATTTCCTTACTGTCCATGATTGGAACAAGCTGAGTGCCTTGTAAAACATAATGTGTGAGCGGAACTACACGATATTGTGTTTGAATAACATGGCAGGGAACTTGTTTTAGTTCTCCTAGCCAGTTGGCAAAGAGTTCAGGCTTGTCCAGGGTTGCAGAAAGTAATATAAGTTGTGTGGATGGTGACAATAGAATGAGTGTTTCTTCCCAAACCTTGCCACGATCACGGTCGTTAATGTAATGACATTCGTCAAAGATAACGGCTCCCAGATTAGCTAATGATAAGGATGCGGTAATGCCTACGTTCTCAGTTGATGTTCCCTTTTTGTAAAGAAGATTGCGGAGAATCTCAGTTGTCATCACTATAATATCGGCATGTGGACAGAATTTAATATCACCTGTCATAATTCCAACACGTCCTGGCCACATTGTTTTAAGGTCGTGGAATTTCTGATTTGTTAGGGACTTGATTGGAGTCGTATAAAAGACACGCTGACCCTTTTTGAGGCTGTGGGCGATTTGGTACTCCCCTATCAAAGTCTTACCCGATCCGGTTTTAGCACATACAAGAACATTGTGACCTTGGTCAATAGCAGAAATTGCGTGTTCTTGGAAAATGTCTAGGGGAAATTTGTATTCAATCGCATATTCCTGAACCTTATGCTCAGGGGGCTTAGAAAGGTCTACTTGACGAAGCATATTTAATTAGTCTATGTCAAGGTTTTGTACATCAATTTTATATACGCATGTTTCAATCTTAAATATTCACAATCATCCAAAGACAATTTATATATTATAGTATGTGGAAAGTCTACTTACTACAAGATACTGAGAAACAACGCACCTATGTTGGCGCAACCATGGATCTTGATCGCCGCCTTTTACAACACAATCAAGTTCAATCGGGGGGTGCGCGGGCTACAAGCGGTCGTACATGGACACGTATAGGGCATGTAACCGGATTTCCACACCAACGTTCAGCCCTACAATTTGAATGGAAATGGAAGAATCTGTCTAAGAAAGAATTTGGAACGCCAGTTGAAAAACGTGTAAAGGCCTTACTTGTCTTACTTAATTCTGAACAATCCACATCAAAGGCAACGGACTATAAGACCTATGTTGGCGACCTTGAAGTTGTTTGGGAAAGCGAATCTGTTAGTTAGCTTCATCATTCTGATTAGAAAATCTATTATATAAATTCTTGAGTTTATCAGTCAAATGAACTTGATAGTAGAGCAAGGTGAATTCAAGTAAGGGGGCATATTTAAGCTCATTTAAAAGTCCGTGTTTTAGACCATAGATGTTTTCAAAGGGTGATGGAATGATTTCAATAAAATTTCGGATAATATAAATTATCATACCGTTAATCCATAGAAAAAATATGATTTCTAGAAGTAACATCGGTGTTGATTTTTTATCTTCTACCTTTTTGTCGTATGTATTAATGTAGGTATCAATTAATCTAGCGACTATAAACCCGGAAAGGAAATAAAGAACCGTCACATAGCCTATATCGGCCATTTTTACCAAACGAAATAATATATCCTTCATTATCTCTAATTAAAGACTAATAATAGATGGAGGGCGGTGTTAAATATCATCCGAGTGTATTTCCTAAAAAAAAGATTCGTAAAACCTATAAAAAGAATAAGCCGGTAGCGGACATACCTGAAGTAAAAAATGTCCTTAAAACTATTAAGGTTAAAAAACTGGCTTTAAAAAATACGGTACATGACCTTATTACTGTTGATAGAGAACCCAATGATTTTCTTCCCTTGGCCATCAAATTGATAAAACAACTCTTAAGGATTATAAGGTCTGAAAAAAGTTCAGTCAAGGATAAGAAAAAAATAGATAACTTTGTATTAACACTAGTAAACTCCTTATATTATGGTTTACGAAAGGAAAATAATATAAATCGGAACAACAATGCGACAGATAATGAAAATATGAACGAGGATAATATATGGAATGATCCCTATACCCTCTTACGCACCTTGGTTAATAAACTGGAAGTATTATTGGGAACGGAGGATGAGGAATTTAAACTTGAGATTTCTGAAACAATTAAGGAAGGACTAAAATATGGATACAGCAAGGTCTATGATGAAAAGAAGGACGTGGCTGTAGATGAATTAGCTGATTTGTTTTCTGGAGCAAGGGTATAATGGAAAGCGTTGAACCACATGAGGATTGGAATCCGAATCTTGAAAAGGTTGTTAAAAAAGAGGGAGAAATAAGTCAATCATTTTATTATATGCATAATTTGGCCAGTCGTTGGGCATCCAAACGCAATGATGCCATACAAATTCCTGCCATTATTCTTGCCTCTGTAACTGGTTTCTTGGCTGCTACTTCTAATCTTGTTCCATCGGTTGCAATTGGGGCCATGTCACTTGTTGTAGGGATTCTTAATACAGTGAATTCATACTATAAGTTTGCTCAGCGTTCCGAATCGCATAGAATAACTTCACAACTATATTTAAAATCATACAAGATTATTGAAATTGAGTTGGCCCTTCCTGTTCACCAGCGTGTTGATGCCAGTAAATTATTAAAAAAAATGCGTGAAACCATGCAGCATGTTTCTGAAGTTGCTCCACCAATTCCAAATAATGTGATTGAAATCTATAGGAAACATTTTGCGGATTCCAAGGTCGCAAAACCTATTATTGCAAATGATCTTGAAGAAATTATAATTTTTAGACAGGAATCTGTACCTGCAATTGTTATGACTCCAGTTAATGTGGCTAGAACTGAACCGACGCCAGTTGTTTTGACTTCAAATGCGCAGTGGCCTTCTGCTAATTATTAGAACCAACACGCTTTACATGTCCCCATCTTCTAATCGGGATATGTAAAAATTAATTCAATCAATTTTTAAAATAAAATAAAATTATAAAATTTCCAAAAAAACAAAAAATATACTCGGTAAATATGGAATGTCCCCATATTTAATTCGAGAAAGCAAGTCCCCCCATGCCCGACATAATTCTTAAGACATTGTAGTTCGTGGCATAGACACGAACCGTTGATGAGACCGTGGCGCCGACGGCGTTGTTGGAGATCGTAAGAAGAAGCGTCGTGTTATCAATGCGTGATAAATTGCACGTGCCTGAGGGCTGGTGCTGCTCAGGCTGGAGGGCAAATGAGTAGACGTTGATACCGGCAGCGGGGACGTTCGTGTGGTGCTGGAAGGGCTGGACTTCGTTGAAGTAGCGGCCCTCACGAACCGTGAAGCGGTCGTGGCCGTTGAGCTGGAGAAGGGCCGTGACGACTGGGTTGTGGCCAGCCATGCCCTCAACACGTGTAACGGAGTAGCCAGACTCAAGGACAGAGCGGTCCCAGAAGTCCGTGTAGTTGAAGGGCTGCTGGCCCTTCCAGGGGGCTACATCAACATCTGAGCAGCTGACGAAGGAATCACGCTGAACAACCCAGATAAGCTCCTTGCAAGGGTGGTTGAAGTTGAGCTTGATCTTGTTTGAGACTGACGTGATTGACTCGCCGCCCGTGAACTGGAGCGTCTCAATGAGGTACTCGTGGGCTACCTGGGCGAACTTGCGGCGCTCGTCCGTGTCAAGGTAGATGTAGTCAACATAGAGTGAGGCGGCAACAAGACCAGCGTTGGCTACACGGTCACGAACCGTGTGTACGTTGGATGAAAGCTGGGGCGTGTAGTCCCAGCAGAGATTGCGGAGGTCCTGGAACTCAAGATTGATACGGACTTCGTGGTACTGAAGGGCAATAAGAGGAAGAGCAAGGCCAGGGTGGCGATTGAACCAGAACTGGAGGGGGATGTAGAGCGTGTACTCAGGGGCACACTTGGAAACCTCCTCAGATGAGTTGGGGACACCTGAGCCACAGTCGGCGTCGCAGTCCTCGCCGCCCTGGACGAGCGTGTTAACGAGCTGAGGAACGTTGCCAACCATCTTGGCATAGCCAGCCTGCTTGCCGGCCTCCTGCGTGAGCTCATTCCAAACGTGGAGCCAGTCACCGTATTGCTTGTCAATGCGCTGTCCACCGATTTCAATTTCAACGGACTTGACAAGATTGTGACCAGGCCAGTTGAGCCAGCGGAACTGGGCACCTGAGCCGTCGCTTGTCTGGAGTGTGACAGAGGGAAGCGTGGCCTGGAGGTACATGCGGTAGATTAAGTCACCGTTGCGCTGGATCGTGCAGGTGACCTTCTTGCCGAAGTTAGGGGCACCATTGAAGGGATTTTCAATGGACTCCATGGCAAAGTTCGTGTGGCGGCGGTACACGACCTTGAAGAACGTAATTTGGGGGTTACCTGTGAGGTAAACATCCTGGGCACCATAAGCGACAAGCTGCATAAGTCCACCACCAGTCATCTCTTGCTATACCCCTGGTTTAGAAAATATTTTTTTGGAAATTTAATCCAACCGGGAATATGATTTTTGAAAATAGAAGTAAACATATATTGGTCTAAACAATTAAAGAGGCTAGAGCCTAGAACTAAATGTCCGGGAGTGAAGGAGTCTTCAAAATAAAACCTGTAAAAAGATTAACTGTAGAAGATCGTACTACTCTTGATCTTATTCATCAACAACACCTTATGAAAATTACAGAAGATAAAGAAGATTCTAAAAATATAGGTCAGACTATATTAGAAATAGAAAAAAAGATAAAGGAAACAACTGATGAAGTAGTTAGAGGTCAATTAGAAAATACTATTTATAGATTAAAACAAAAATTAGAAGAAACGCAAAAAGAAGATCGTATATATGATTATCTTCTTGATACTGGTGATATTTTATTTGAATATTATGATCTACAAAATAAAATATCACAGGGTCATACAACCTCTACAACCCAATGGGTAAAGCGTAAACCAGGTGACGTTTTGAGTGCCCTTGAAACTGCGGCTTCAATTGACAATAGCGTTGAAACAGTCCATGAGAAAAAGAAAAAATCAAAGGACCCTATAAATCGTGATATTTTATTAGAAAAATATCTACTGCGTATTAATCCTGAATATGTGAAAAAAACCAATGAACTTGATGATATGTCTGGTGAATGTGTAGAATGTGGAACTGATATGATGTTCAGTCAAAATGAGGCCATGTTATATTGTACAGAATGTGGAATGACTGAATTCATACTAATTGATAGTGATCGTCCATCCTATAAGGACCCACCACGTGAATCATCATACTATGCCTACAAACGTATTAATCATTTTAATGAACTCTTGGCTCAATTTCAGGCAAAGGGTAGTACAGAGATTCCTCAAGATATTATTGATACAATTATTACAGAATTTAAGAAACAGCGAATCACCGATTTTAAAAACATAAAATACCGCCAAATGCGAGAGGTTCTTCGTAAATTAAAACTCAATCGTCAATATGACCATATTCCTTATATTATTAGTCGGTTAAATGGAAGTATTGCGCCAGTTATGGATCGTGAGACTGAAGAAAAGCTACGCCATATGTTTAAGGAAATTCAACCAAGTTTTCAAAAACATTGTCCAAAAAATCGCCGTAATTTTTTGTCCTATTCCTATGTTCTGTATAAATTTTGTGAACTATTGGAACTTGATGACTTTCTTGCAAGCTTTCCCTTACTGAAAAATCGCGACAAACTTTATCAGCAAAGTAAGGTGTGGCAATGTATCTGTGATGAGATGAGCTGGGAATACATCCGTAGTATTTGATGATGAGTTTGTATCAGAAATCTAATCATAAAATATTTTTACTGAATAAAAAAAACACACATAATAGGAATGTCTGGTTATAAACCATTACAAAATAATAATAACATGGGTGACAATAATACGGGTGACAATAATACGGGTGACAATAACACGGGTGATATGAAACCCGGTCCTAAACCAGAAGGTTTATTTCCTAGAGGAAGAACTCCAATAAATAATTTTTTTAATCCATTAAATCTAAATAATAATACAACAAATAATATACCACCCAAGGACTCTAATTTTTTAAAACGCATTTTGGTAACTCTTAAGAATATCACGGATGATAATATTTATGAAAATGTTATTTTTAATTATAAAAAAATATTAAAATTACCAAATAATCCAAATAATTTAACAAATGATGATTTACGTATTCTTATACCTAAAAGACAAAATAATACAAGAAAGGTATTTAATTATTTATTTGGTAAGGGAACTAATATTTTAAATAGACGTTACTCAAATAAAAATAACAGAACAGTAAGAAATTATATGAAGGCTAATATAACAGAAAACAAAATCCGAACTTATCAAATAAACGCCTATAATGAACTGCTTGCCTTATTGTTAGTTCTTATGGAAAAGGCATTTGATAAATTTACAAATGACACTGTTTTTTTAAGAGTTAAGAGTAAATTACGTGGATTTTTAAGAACTAGTGATAATTCTGGAGTTTTAAAAATAAATGATCTAACCCTAGATTATGTAAAGGATATATTGGGTTACAATATTAATAAAAATAAAACATCAATAAAAAACATTTAGTGTCAAATACTGATATTAAAGAAGGTTTATTGAGTGGTTTGTCTTCAATTACATTACTTGCCTTAAATCATATAATAATATTTGGTTATTCAATAAATTATTGCCCCGCAAATGTGAATGAACCCCTTACACTTGGAACGGTAATAAGTAAGGATACCGGAAAATATATATGTAAATATATAAAGGGTACAGAAAAATTTGTGTCAAATGTAGCCAATCTTGTTCCCCTTATTGAAAACGCGTTGATTGTAGGTTCAATGGGAGCTAATGCAATTGCTATGATTTCTCTTTTACAAGGAGCACCAATTGCGGTGTATCTTGGTTATACTATGTATTCCATGTACAAACATGAACAAAAAAATATGAGATTAAAGGATATTTTTATTCAGATACACGAAGCTATTTTTGATGAAACAAATACCCTAAAATTTGAAGATATAAAGGA